GAACAGGAGTTAAAATATCTTATGTTGACCCTGCTAATGTTGTTTATAGTTATACTGAAGACCCTCACTTTAAAGATTGTTTTTATTGGGGAGAAATCAAAACTCTTCCAATTAGTGAATTAATGAAAATTGACCAAAAATTGACTAAAGATGATTTGCAAGAAATCACTCAGTATAGCCAAGGTTGGTATGATTATTTTAATGTAGCTCAATTCTATGAGAATAGTGTGTTCTCAAGAGACACTTGTACATTAATGTACTTTAATTATAAAACCACAAAGAAAGTAGTTTACAAGAAAAAAATTCTTGATAATGGTGGCTCTCGAATTATAGCTAAAGATGACACTTTCAATCCTCCACAGGATATGATGGAAGAGGGTAACTTTGAAAAAATTGAAAAAACAATTGATGTTTGGTACGAAGGCATTATGGTTATGGGTACTAATATGTTATTACAATGGAGAATGTCTGAGAATATGGTTAGACCAAAGTCAGCATCTCAGCACGCATTACCAAACTACATAGCCTGTGCACCAAGAATGTACAAAGGAGCTATAGAGTCTTTAGTTCGTAGAATGATACCATTTGCAGACCTTATTCAAATTACACACTTAAAATTACAACAAGTAATTAACCGTGTTGTTCCTGATGGTGTATTCATTGATGCCGATGGTCTTAATGAAGTTGATTTAGGAAATGGAGCTGCTTATAATCCTGAAGATGCTTTACGACTTTATTTTCAAACAGGTTCGGTAGTTGGTAGAAGTTTTACTCAAGATGGAGATTTTAATAATGCTAAAGTTCCTATTACTCAACTAAATGCAAATACAGGTGTGGGCAAAACTCAAATGCTTATCACTAACTATAATCATTATATGGATATGATTAGAACCGTAACCGGTCTTAATGAGGCACGAGATGGTTCTACTCCCGACCCTAACTCTTTAGTTGGATTGCAAAAGATGGCTGCATTAAATTCAAATACAGCTACTCGACATATATTAGAAGGTGGATTGTTTATTTATCGCTCAATGGCTGAGGCTTTGACTTATAGAATTGGAGATATATTAGAATATGCTGATTTTAAAGATGAGTTCATTAACCAAATTGGAAGATATAATGTATCTATTTTGGGAGATATAGCTGACCTTTACATTTATGACTTTGGTATTTTTATTGAAGTTGCACCTGATGAAGAACAAAAAGCAAGTCTTGAAGCTAATATTAATATGGCTTTACAAAAAGGAGACATTAACCTTGAGGATGCTATTGATATTCGTGAGATTAAAAACCTCAAACTTGCAAACCAATTGCTTAAAGTTAAACGTGTTAAAAAACAAGAACGTGAAGAGCAAATGGCAATGCAAAAACAAGCTATGATGGCACAGCAGCAATTAAAATCTCAAGAGATGGCAGGGCAGATAGCTATACAGAAAATGCAAACAGAAGTCCAAACTAAGGGTCAATTAATGAAGATGCAGGCTGAGTTTAATATTAGAAATACTCAGGTTGAAGCTGAATTAAAATCTCATTTAATGGCAGAGGAGTTTATGTATAATCAAAAACTTCACGGTATGGAGATGGAAACATTAGGTCAGCGTGAGCAATCTCGTGAAGACTCTAAATCTAAGCGTATTAGTCAACAAAATACAGAGCAATCTAAATTGATAGACCAAAGGAAAAACAATCTTCCTCCATTAAATTTTGAATCAAACGAAGATAGTTTAGATGGTTTTGACTTTGCTGAATTTGACCCTCGTTAAAATATCAAAAAAAATGTATAGCTTTGTAAAAAATTAAATCAAATCAAATGGAAATGAAAGTAAGATTATTAGATGGCACAGAAGAAAAAGGAGTTGCTCAAGTTGAACAAGAATTAATTGACAAACACGAGCAGCAATTTCAGAATGTAAACATACCCGGACAACAACAGGAGCAAGAGCAAGAGCAAGAGCAAGAGCAAGAGCAACGACAAGAAGTTGAGTTAAACGAAGAGCAAGTTCTTTCATATATTGGAAAAAGATACAATAAGCAGATTAATTCATTAGATGAATTAACAGCTCAAAGGGAAGAAGCTGAGGCTTTACCTGAGGATGTTGCTGCTTATATGAAATACAAAAAAGAAACAGGAAGAGGATTTGAGGATTTTCTAAGTCTTAAAAAAGACTTTGACTCAATGGACTCTGAGAGTTTACTTGAACAATACTTATCAGTAACTCAAGAAGGACTTGATGCTGATGACATTGATTCTTTAATGGATGACTATCGTTATGATGAAGACATTGACGATGAATCACACATTAAAAGAGTTAAGATTACAAGAAAAAAGGCTATTGCTGAAGCAAAGAAATTTTTTAATTCTCAAAAAGAAAAATATAAAATGCCACTTGAGTCAAGTACTGCATTTGTTTCTGATGAGGAAAAAGAAATTTACGATAACTATAAGCAATATACCAAGCAAGCGAAGACTATTGATGAGGAGAATGAAAGAAAAAGAAATTGGTTTAACCAAAAATCTGATGAAGTATTTAACAGAGAGTTCAAAGGTTTTGAGTTCAATGTTAATGATAAACGAATCACTTTCAATCCCGGAGATGCTAATGAACTTAAAAAAGCACAAGCCACACCTGCAAACTTTATAAATAAGTTTTTAGATGAGCAAGGGTTAATCAAGGATGCATCAGGTTATCATAGGTCCTTAGCAATAGCTATGAATCCCGAGAAGTTTGCCAAGTTCTTTTACGAACAAGGTCAATCAGATGCGACTGAAGGCACGATGAAGAGTATTAAGAATATTCAAATGTCTGCAAATAGAGCACCTGAAGTTACAAAGTCAACGGATGGAATGCAGGTAAAAGCGATAAATCCTGATTCCGGTAAAAGCCTAAAAATTCGCAGTATGAAACGAATATAAACTTTAAAATTAAAAAAAATGGCAGGTTCATTACAATCAACGCCTACTTTTGCGTTACAGCCAAGTGCTGAGCAAGTAGCGTTACAGACAAACTATATTACCAACTTCAACTTCTTGAATCAATATCTTCCTGATACTTACGAAAAAGAATTTGAGCGTTATGGTAATAGAACCATCGCATCATTCTTGAGAATGGTAGGTGCAGAGATGCCTTCTAACTCTGACCAAATCAAATGGGCAGAACAAGGTCGTCTTCACATTAAGTACACTAACTGTACTACACCGGCTGTTGCTACAGCTACTACAGCTACTTATACAGTTGCTGATACAGGTGTTACTTACATCGCAATTAGAGTTGGACAAACAGTTATGATTCAACAAAACTCAACAGGAGTTTTCAACAAAGCAATCGTTACTGCTGTTCCTTCTGCAACTACTTTCACAGTAGCTTACTATGAAGGTGGTGGTCAAGCGATTACTGCTGCTGCTCAATGTACTGTATTCATTTACGGTTCTGAGTTTAAAAAAGGAACTAACGGAATGGTTGGTTCTTTGGAAGCTGAGGATGATTTCTACTCTAACAAGCCTATTATCTTGAAAGATAAATATGCTGTAAATGGGTCTGATATGGCTCAAATCGGATGGGTTGAAGTTACTACTGAAAATGGTGCTACAGGTTACTTGTGGTATTTGAAATCAGAGCACGAAACTCGTTTGCGTTTTGAAGATTACATCGAAACTTCAATGATTGAGGCAGTTCCTGCTGCCGCAGGTTCAGGTGCTTTAGCTGCTTTAGGTGGTGTTGCAGGGGGGTCTGATGGTATCTTCTACGTTGTAAACAGTAGAGGTAACGTATGGGGCGGTGGTTCTCCAACTACTTTATTGGAGTGGGATACAATCGTTTCTCGTTTGGACAAACAAGGAGCTATCGAAGAAAACGTAGTTTTTGTTAACCGTGGATTGTCTTTTGACATCGACAATATGTTAGCTCAATTAAACGGTTACACTTCAGGTGGTGTTGCTCAATCTGCATCTTTCGGTTTATTCGACAATGATGTTGATATGGCTTTGAACTTAGGATTCACAGGATTCCGTAGAGGTTACGATTTCTACAAATCTGATTGGAAATACTTAAACGACCCAACAATGCGTGGAGGTTTAAGTTCTGCGGCAGGTACTGCAACAGGAACAATCACAGGTCTTTTAGTTCCTGCCGGTTCTACTTCAGTGTATGACCAAATAATGGGTAAAAACGCAAAACGACCTTTCTTACACGTGAGATACCGTGCATCAGAGGCTGAAGACAGAAGATACAAAACTTGGATTACAGGTTCTGCCGGTGGTGCTGCCACAAGCGACTTGGATGCAATGGAGGTTAACTTCTTGTCTGAAAGATGTGTTTGTACTTTAGGTGCGAATAACTTCGTATTATTCCGTTTCGGATAATATATACTAAATCGGGGAGTGTCTTTGAAGACACTCTCCTTTTTATATTTTAAAAAATTAAATTAAATTAAATTAAATCATTAATAAAATGGCAACAATAGTTTCAGTAGATAAAATCTATAGATTAAAAGTAGGTACTCCGCTTTCATATAGCTTAGCGGCAAGAAATCATCCGAGATTCCCACTAATGTGGTTCGATGAGAAAAAACAACAAAACCGTGCTCTTAGATATGCAGTAAATCAAAAGACTCCTTTCGAGGATGAACAAGATGGAAACGCAATACTTGAGCCAATTATGTTTGAAGATGGCTTTTTAAGCGTTCCAAGAACAAACCCTGTACTGCAAGAGTTCTTGCACTATCATCCTTTAAACAACATAGTATTTGTTG